ATGACAGAAGAAAACTTTATTAATGACACTATTGAAACTGTAGACACCCCCATTGATGGACAAGGTGTTGAAGCGGAAGTAGTCGCAGACGCAACCGAAGAGGACATAGACCTTTTTGACTATACCCAGTACGCCGATAAAGGTGTAAGACTGCAAGTCAATGGCGAAGAGGTAGTTATTCCACTACAGGAAGCACTTGCTGGATACCAGCGTCAAGCGGATTATACTCGCAAAACGCAGGAACTCAGCGAACAAAGAAAGCAGATTCAGTACGCTGCCGCACTCCAAGAAGCCTTGGAAAAGGACCCAGCAACTACTCTGCAACTGTTGAGCGAAACATATGGTGTGAACACTCTCAGTTCCAATGATGACGATTGGGACACCGATGATTGGGCAGACCCGTCAACTCAGCAACTCAAGAGTCTTGAACAACGCATCGCAATCTTTGAACAAGAGAGAGCAATGACAGAGTTGGAAAGGACAATTGAATCTTTGCAAGCACGATACGGCGAAGCGTTTGAAGCCGATGAAGTGGTTGCCAAGGCACTGGCTATAGGCTCAACCGACTTGGAAGCAGTTTTTAAACAGATTGCTTTTGACAAGGTATTTGATAAAGCAGCGGTTACTTCTAAGGTTAAGTCCGAAGAAGAAGCGAGGCTCCAAGCAAAGCGAGACGCAGCCATTGTTTCAGGCGCAACTTCAGGGAAGCAAACTACTGCACCCGTGTCTGCGGCACCAAAATCCGTATTTGAGGCATTTGAGCAAGCAAAGCGAACTCTAAACCTCTAACAACACTTTAATTTCATAGGAGAAATATCATGGCTGGAAACCCAGATTTCAATGCAATTCTGTCCACTACGCTTCAGAATTACCAACCAACATTGGTTGACAACATCTTTAAGGACCTCGTGCTCCTTAACCACCTCAACTCAAGAGGTCGTGTACGAGTAGAAGAGGGCGGTACTTCAATCGTTGAGCCTCTCATGTACGCTGCTAACGGCACCGTTTCTTCATACTCTGGCTACGACCCAATCAGCCTTACACCACAGGATGGCATCTCTGCTGCTGAATACCAGTGGAAGCAAATCGCTGCTTCTATCGCAATCAGCGGTATTGAAGAAGCCAAGAACCGTGGTACCGAGGCAATCATCAAACTTCTCAATGCAAAAATCATGCAGGCAGAAGAGTCACTCAAGTCAAGCCTCAACACCATGCTTTTCGGTGACGGCACTGGCAACTCAGGCAAGGACTTCCTTGGTATTGCAGCAATCGCTGGAAATGTCAACAACACCGTTGGTGGAATTGACGCAAGCACCGACACATGGTGGAACCCAACCATCGTTTCAGGCATCCAGGGTGCAACCCTCAGCCTTGCAAACATGACCACCACATACAACACAGCATCTAAGGGCAACGATGTTCCTGACATCATCGTCACAACCGAGCCTTTGTTCGCTAAGTATGAGTCATTGCTCACCAACAATGTCCGTTACCAGGATGTTGAGAAGGCAAACGCTGGCTTCACCAACCTCATGTTCAAGCAGACCCCAGTTGTCTTTGACTTCGCAGTCCCAGGCAACCAAGTCTCTAACGCTTCCATGTACTTCTTGAACACCAAGTACCTGAAGTTGACAGGCATGAACGGTCACTGGTTCAACACAACCGAGTTCCAGAACGGTACCGTTGCAGGCAAGGATGCCCGCTACGCACTCGTCATGGCTTTCGGTGAACTCACCTGTTCAAACCGTAGCCGTCAGGGTTACCTCAGCGCAGACGCTTAATAAAAGCGAAGCCCGTTGCGATTGGGGCGGGGTGGAGCAATCCCCCCGTCCCTTTTGCTTTACTAAGGAGATTTTAAATGGCAGCAAAAAAGAAGCCAACAAAAGATGCAGCATCAGCAGCACAGTTCCGTGCAATGGAAGAAAAATTAAGAAGTAAAAAAGGTAAGGCACCTTCTGGTAAAAAGCCAGCAGATTCTTTAACAACTTCAAATAAAGAGGGTGTTACATACCCAATTTATCAAATATCTAAAGATGGTTATTTAGAGCCAGTATCAGATGGTAAACAAAGAGTTTCATTCGTAGCACCAGATTATGGTCAAATGATAAATGCAAGCGATAGAGCACGCCAAAATGAAGCAATTAAAATAATTAATGAAAAAGGTAAAGAAGAATTCGTACCAAGTATTAGTATTTTTTTACTTACTGATAAAGGCAGTATAGAAACACCATTTGGCAATGGGACATTCCTTCAAATTCCTAGGGAAGTAATTACCGATGAACACTGGAATGAGTATGCCCAACCTCTAAGCGGTCGTGATGAATGGGAAGGATACAACCGTTCAAAGCAGCGTGCAGCAAAGAAGGAGCCAATGTTTGATTTATCTGATAAAGGGTCATCTGAGGGACCAATGGTTATCAGCACCAAAAAGGGTAAGTCATTTGGAGAAATGCTAAGAGGCAGACTCTCTTAAGGTTTAGTCGGGGCTGGGGTGTAAAACTGCTTTCCTTCGGGCAGTCCCCAGCCTCGGCTATCTACTCTCGTAGTAATGGATTCGCTTATATATAGAGGGTTTGCAGAAATTCTCTATCTTAGGACCAAATATAGTTGGTGTATCGGGGGGTTAAATCCCCCCTTTACATCTGAAACGAAGGATTTTTTATGAACACACAGCCAGTAAATACAGCACAAGGATTAGCAGGGACAGAGCCATATGGTGCTACCAATGGTGCTATCCGTGCTGGCGTACAGCCTGCTTACATTAATTCTGGTACTGAGCCAGCATTTCCAAGCGGTAATAAATATGAGGGAAAGAGTGGTGTGTGCATCCACGAAGGAATGGACGGCTTGGGTTGTAAAGCACCCCGTGCCAAAGGAACAGATTTTTGCATCGGTCATCTGCGTAAAATTGAAAAGGCGTTAAAGGCTAAAGAAGAGCAGGAGACTGAATCTAAGGAAACAGAATAAGGACGGATTAAATGCCAAACTACGCAACAGGGATTAACAGATATTATTTATTGCAATACTTGGAGAATATCTCCCAGTTGTCTATTGGCAATGACCTTGATGTTGATGACATCTCCGAAGACCTTGTAATCCAATTCATTAAAGAAGGCTATCAGCGCATTGTTGCTCTTGATGGAAGATGGCCATGGCTCCAGTCAGTCTGGACATTTAACACTGTTAATACTCAGCGTGGTTACAGCACTGGCTTTACTCTTACTAATACAACTTCAACTTCTATTACTGTCCCGCAGGCTAACCAAACTTTAAATGATATTCGTGAAGTTATTAATCTTGTTAATAATACCAATGGTGGAAATGAATTAATTTACATTGACCAATTTAAAGCCGAACAGATTTGGTGTGGTACTGATGACCAGCCTGATATTCCTGCTTATTGGTCATTATGGGGCGGACAGATTAATCTATGGCCAAAACCAAATGATGTTTATGCAATTACCATGCGTGGTTATCGTGAACCAAGTCTTCAATGGCTTAACCAAGGTGACTCAAACTCAACCTTTTATGTTGACTTGAATCAAGAGTTCCACATGATGTTGGTCAACTTCGTCATGATGCGTATCTTCCAGTTCCAGGAAGACCCAGAGATGGCTGTTGTTTATCAGCGTCATTTCCAAGAAGGTGTTGCAATTGCTAAAGACAACCTCACAGCACCTAACAGCAACCAACCAGTAATTCTTTCTGGTGGATTGCAGACCAACCCTGCCTACTGGTGGGCAACTGGTCCTGGCGTAATCGTGCGTCCTGGTACGCCATATCCTCTGGGGTTTGCATACTAATGGCTCAAATTGCTTTTAATCAGTTAGCAGACTTTACTGGCGGACTTAACTTCCGTGCCGACCAGTTTCAATTGGCACCCAACGAATCACCTTCAATGCTTAATGTTGAAATTGACCCTCGTGGTGGTGTCTTTAGTCGTGCTGGCTACAAAGCAAAACATACTAATCCTGTTGTAACTGTTAGTACGGCATGGAATCCAAAGAGATTATTTAACTACAAGGGCACAACACCACAAATCATGTTGACCACTGGATTCCAAACAGGAACTCCTAATATTGATGGCAAAGTTTACTACTCAAATGGTGGTAACTTCAGCGTTCTTAACTGCGTTATCAGCAGCGTTCAAACTCCTATTGGTGTTACTAACTCATCTGGCGCATCAATGACCACATGGGGAACAACTCTTTACATTGCTGCAGGCTTTGCAACAGCGAACTGCTACAAGTGGAATGTAGGCGACACTAACGCTACAACACTCAATGCTTCTGGACCTACATGGCAACCATATGCACAGCCAACTGGTGGATACATGCCGAGAGCATCACTATGCGTAGCCCATGCAAACAAAATGTTTGTTGCCGACACATACGAAAATGGTGTTGCTTATCCTAACCGTCTTCGTTGGTCACATGAAGGTCTTCCTGAAAACTGGTTCCAAGACGACTACATTGACATTGAAGCAGGCGGTCAAGGTATCCGTGGAATTTTTATTGTTGATGGTCAACTATTAATATTTAAGCCAAAAGCAATTTACTTGCTGATGGGTTATGATGCAGATTCATTCCAACTAGTAGAACTTTCAACCACGCTTGGCATTGATTATCCTACTCAAGCAGTAGCAAGCGATACTGGCGTTTACTTTTTTGATTATCCAAATGGTGCGTACTACTACACACGAAACCAGATTGTTGACATCTTTGACAAGATTCGCCCAATTATTATTAATAATGAAGTTAATCCAGCCGCATTATCATCAGTCTCATTATCATGGGTAAACCAGAGGCTATGGATATCACTTCCATATCGTGACATTGACAACGGACTTCCTCCTGCATACCCTTCTGTTAACCTTGTTTTTGACCCAACTATTGGTCGTGGTGGTTCTTACACAATGTTCCAAACTTCTCCACGATTATCAGATGATGCAACCCCAGTACCCATTGATGGCTTTGGTTTAGTAGGTGGATGCGACTGGAGAGACAACCTAGACAACGCTTTTCATTTAATGATTTGCCCAGACGATGACTTCCCATTTGTCTACGGAGTTGACGACTACGACAATGTTAACGATGATGTCTTGGTAGCAAGCGTTGTTTCACCGACTGGCAAATTTAAGAGTAACTATACAACTAGTTGGTTTGATGATAATCGTTATGTTCAATTGAAATCATTTGTTCGTCCATACTTAGTTCTTAAAGAAACTGAGCAAACAACAAATATTAGATTGAATATTTATAAAAACTTTAACGAAAGCCAACCATCTGGCGGTAGCAGAACAATTGTTCTTGCTGGTACTGGTGCAGGTGGAGTTTATGGCGTTTCGCAATGGGGTAATGCTGTTTATGGACAAAGCACAGAAGGCTCAATCCTTAAAAGAAAAGGCATTTCCCCACTTGGCAGAGGTTATGCGGTACAACTTCAGTTTGTTGGACCAGATGACTCAACACCACTCACAGCCCCAGGAAGAAAATGGGGACTGAACTCAGTCGCATACAAATTTAAGCGCAGAAAAATCCGAGGTACATAACAATGGCAACACTTTCTATTCCATATTCATTTTCCGATGGCACAACCATCGTTGCTGCACAACACAACTCAAACTTCAATGCCGTTAAAGCATTCGTTGATGCGTTGTCTGCAGGTTCAAACTTTGACACAGGGGCAATTGATACTACAAGTATTAATGATGATGCCATTACTGGTCCAAAGATTGCTGCTAACGCAGTAACACTTGCAAAACTTGCAACAGATGTAGCAAACGCACTTAATCCAACTGGTGTTATTCAAGCATATGTTGGAGCAGTAGCACCTGCTGGATGGCTACTTTGTGATGGTTCTGCATTCAGTTCCACAACATACCCTGCTCTCTACGCATTGCTTAATAATACTGCTTTTGTTCCAGACCTACGAGACAGATTTGTTGTCGGAGCAAGTGCAACTAAGACAATTAGAACAACTGGTGGTAGTGCAACAATAGGTTTAAATAACCTTCCTGCACACAGTCACCCGAACACAATTACATCAGTAACTGTTGCAGGTACAGTTTCTGTCACACTTGGTGGTGGTGACCATACACACACTGGCTCTACTGACCTAACAAACCTTGACCACAGACACAGTGCTCAGGCAAAGCAAGGCACAGCATCAATGGCACATAATGGAACTACAACTTATGCTGCTGGTGGAAGTCCAAATACTGGTGAAGTTTATCCAAATACCAGTTTTGCAGAAAGCATTAGTTCTGGCTCTATGAACCATGGTCACGCATTTACAACAAATACTGCAAATGCTGGGGTGACTGTAACTGGTGCGTCTTTTTCACAAACATCTGGTTCAGCAACAATAAATAATGCAAACAATGTGACTACTGCTGCTGATTACTGGCAACCATACTACGCAGTGAGTTACATCATCAAGGCAGCATAAGGAGAAGGACATGGCATACGATGAATCATATTGGGAAGCACAGAGACGCAATGCTCTATCTTCTTACACCCAAAATGCAGCGATGAACGCTTATAGGCGTTACTTGGCTGAGACAACGGGTCAGCGTCCAATCCTTGAATTACAAGAAGCAGCATTTGGTGCAAAGAAAGAAGTTCCACGATTAACAGCAAGTTTTGGTAGACGAGGATTGCAAGGTAAAGGTGTTAAGTCTGGCGTTTATGCAAAGGCGTTATCAGATTATGGAACACAGCGTGCTCGTCAACTTGGTTATGCACAGCAAGATTTGGCTCAGTCTTTAAGAGGTTATGACCTTGCAGGTACTGGATATCAAGCCGAATACGAGCGTTCTTTGGCTGACATTGAAGCCCAGAAAGCACGACAAATCGCAGAAGATGCTAGAGCATTGACGCAAATTTCATCATAGGAGAAAAGATTATGGCAATAATTAGAACAGATAGAGGAAGGGGACCAGTAGTTCCAAGACTGGCTCCTGCTCCACAAGCAGGGAGAATGCAACCTGCAAATGCAAAACCAGCAACACCAAAACCTGCTGCTCCAAGGGTACCTGCAAAGGTTGACCCAAACCAGGTAGACATTAGCGACTTTAATATTGGTGGAATTTCGTTTCCAGGCAAAAAAGGCGGTAATGCTGCTAGTGCATCACGAGCAAACACCACTTCAAAGATTGCTTATGAAAGAGAAAAAGCAAGACTTGGCGCTTTGCAAAAGTCACTAGAGGGCAAGGCATTAAAAGATTTTCTTGAAGGCACTATCCAATATGAAGAAGAAGATGGTACAACACGAGATGTTCCTATTTATCAGACTCCATATGAAGATTTAAGGCTATCATTACAAAACCTTAGAACAGAAGAAGAAGGGTCTCTTAAAGACCAATACGACATTGCTCGTGAAAATCTTAAAACTTTGTATGGTCAGGCTAAGACAACTACAGAAACTGGCTACAAAACATTAAATGATTGGCTGGCTGCTAATGCTCCACGAGCATATGCTGATGCTACTCGTGCAACTGCAGTCCCAATGGCTAATGCACTGGCTGCATATCAGGCTGCTCAAGGTGTTTCATCTGCACCAGTTGATGCTCAAATTGCAGCAATGAATGTTGCTGGTCAAGGTGGTGCTGCTAATTATAATAATCTTCTTGATGTTCTTAGAAGGGCAGAAACAACATCTCAAGCATCACGACTTGCAGAAGCACAGATGGCTGCAAATCTTGCTCAAGGTAGATTGACTGCTGGACAGACCGCTGGTCTTGGTGGACTCACTCAACAGCAGGCTGCTGCTCTGGCTACTCTGGCTCAGAGATATGGACAGCGTGGAATGGATATTGAGACATCTGCTGCCAACAGATACAACACCCTTGTTGACAGACTGATTGGTCTTGCTGGATATGACGCAGTATCAAGTTTGTTAGGTAGGAGATAATCATGGCTGATATAGATTATGATGAACTTTATAACACATACACAAACCTTGGATATAACCCAGCCCGTGCTGCTTCATACACAGCGTATGCATACTTGACTGGAAATAAGATTCCAACTACAAGGCAGTATACGCAGGAGGAATGGTATAAGAATAGTGCACCAGATTACTATTCAGTAATTAAGACTCCTTCTAATCCAGATGACCCATTAAAGGATTACACCAGCAGAATTGCATCAGCAAAATCTCCTAAAGATGTTTTTGCAATTGCTTATGATGCTGCGGGTCAACTTAATAGACCAGACTCAGTGTTCAAAGATGTTGCAGATTATCGTCAGTACTTGATGGGATTGTATAATCAAAAGTCTCAGGCTGAAACAAAGTTTAAGCAACAGACACAGAAGTTCACACCAAAGGTTGAAGGTCTTCCTAGCGTCACTGCTCGTTATGGCGTTGCTGATGACACAATTACTAAAGGTAAAGTTACTAGGCAGATTATTGCGTTCAAGCCAGCAACTGATTATGTTAATTCAAAAGTTGCTTCATGGACAAAGGCTTTGAAAAAGGGTACTGATTATAACACTGCCGCTGAACTTGCATCTTTAACAACTCAATATAGAACAGCACTTACAAAGGCTGTCAACGAAAAACTGCTTACATCTGCACGCACACCATTTGTTGATGCAGCATATAAGCGTGCTACTGGAGGAAAATAATAATGGCAGCAAAAAAGGTAGACCCAGTACTTCTTGGGAAATTGGCTCGTGTTGATGCGGCACAAAAGGCACCGAAGACACCATCGGCTGCTGACTTCCGCAAGGCTGAAGAAGCAAAGATGAAGAAGGCACCTAAGCCTCCTGTTGTTCCTGCTACCACTGTTCCACCAGTTGAAGATACTATTCCTGATTTCAGCAACATGACGGATGATGAAATCAATGATTACCTGAATACTATTTCAACAACTACTACTGTTCCTACTACCACCACTACAACTACTACTGTCCCAGCAGGACCAAAGCCATATGGCAAGCCAAATGAAAAAGTAAATATCATGGGCATGTCAGTTACTCTTGACAAAGATGGCAATGTTGATTCTAAGAGATACCCATATGCTGCTGCAATTGTTGCTGATATTAGAGCACGAGAAGCAGACCTTAATATCTATCAAGGGGAAAAACCAAAGGGCAGAGGATTCTGGAGTTCATGGGTTGGCAAAACCGTAGTCGGTGCTGCAAATAATCTTATTGTTAAGCCATTAAATGTTCTTGATGCTCCACGCCGAGTCATTATCTCTGGTATTAAAGAAGGCGTTGATGCTCTTAATGCAGGCGATGCCTCATGGAGCGATTTCGTAAATCAATCCAAGGATACTGACTTTGGTTTTGGTGATGTTGTTCAGACAGGTAACAAATGGGTTGACCGTGCAATCGGATTCGTTGGCGATGTTGCCCTTGACCCAACCACATACTTAACACTTGGTACTGGTACCGCTGCAAAGATGGCACTTAAGGGAGTAACACGAGAAGTATCTCAAGAATTAATTGAGAAGGCTTCAAAGGTTGTTATTGCAGAAGGTGTTGAAGCAGTGGAAGAAAAGATTGCTAAGGAACTTACAAAAGAACTTGGCGAACTTTCTGCTAAAGAAATAAGAACATACTCTCGTGCAATTGTTTCAGAAGCAACACAGACAGCCTATGCAGGCGCAACAACTGCTGCAGAAAAAGCAGCGGCTAAAGCAGCAAGAAACACTGCAATGAAGAGATACTCTGCTGTTGCTCCACGCCGTCAACTCGGTGCAAAAACAAAAGAAGCAATGGCTGATGGCATTCTCCAACTTCGTGATGAAGCATTGCAAGAAGCAAAAGACCTTGCTGGAACTGCTGCTGGTAGACGAGCACAAGCATTTGCTGACACAATAACTGATGATGTAATTAGTGATATTGCAACTCGTGGTTATGCTGGTATCCGTGGTGCTGTTGCAGACCAACTCGGTATTAAGAGTGGTTTTAGATTTGGTGCTTTTGGAAATAAGGTTTATCTTGGTGGAGGTCGCATTGCTGACACTGCTGGAAAAATAGCAGCAGGTACGAGATTGAAGCCATTGCAGGCTGGCGGTTTAGTTGGTCGTGGTGCTCGTGGTATTTCTAATCTTACAACTGGTCAAGGACTTGGTGGTTTGTTTGGTGATGCAGATATTTGGGACTGGCGTACTGGTCTCAAGCAAGGCAAACTCTCTGGTGCTGAAGGTGCTCGTGCAGTAAAATTGCTTGGTGAAGACGCTGCATACCGTGCTGCTCAAAAGGCATCTACATCTTCTGTAAAGACAGCATTTGGTGGAATATTAAATAATAAAGCGTATAGACCGTTCTATAATACTGTTCACGAATTGTTAGGCTTTGATGATGCTACTCTCGGAACTTTTGCTACTGGTGCAACCTATAGTTCTGCAGATGCCGCAAGAGCAATTAATGCTAGTGGAAGAATTGCAACTAGAACAATAACAGAAGATGAAGTTGAATTTGCACGACTTATTAGAAATGCAGTTGAAAGTTTGTCTGATGACTTAAGTAGTCTTGCAGGCGGTGTTCTTGGAAGTGTTCCGAAACCAACAAACTGGTATCCACAAACACTTGATAACAGAGCAGCATCTTGGTTAAAGAGTAATGCTTCTGGTAAAAAAGGACTTGCTGGAACATCACCACAAGAAGTCCTTGCACAACTTGGTCTAGACCGTGCTCCCATTGCTGGAGATACCGTTGGTAAAGGTTTAAGAGCAGGCGATACATTCTTTGGTTATGAACTGCGTCAAGCAGATATTGATGCTGGTATTGCTCGCCTTAATCAAATTGCACGCAATGGTGGATATAAGGGTAACTTCTTTGAAGTAAACATTGCATCTGCTCTCAACCGTTACGCATCAAAGTTTGGTCGTGACTATGCTTTTATTAAGCGTTTGGTTGATAATGCTATGGGTGATTTGGGTGTATTTGATTCAACTGCAACTGGTAAATATGCAGGTGTTGGAGCAAAAGAACCAGGAAGAAGTGCTGCACTTAGTGTTCCTGGATTTAGTACCGTTTCAACTATTGGAACACCGACTGAACTTGAGACTATCTTAAGAGCATCTCTTGATGAATGGGATATTGCCGACATAAATAAACTACGCAATAACCTTGAAAGAAGTCTCGGAAATACACTTAGTAATCCAAAGATTCCACAAGCAGTAAAAGAAGTTAGCAAGGAAGCAGAAGCAGAATTCCAAAAACTTCTTAATCAACTTGAAGTTGGTTTAACTGCTGGTTATAACTTGCCTGATTATTTGGGTGGACTTTCTGACCCATGGTATGCAAGTACTATGATGGGAGTTATTGATGATTATTCTGGAATTGTTAGAAACTGGGAACAAGTTCTTGCTCGTGATAAAAACGCATTAATTAATTCAGTAAAGAACCTTTCACCAGCAACGCTTAAGACGATGGCTAATATGGCAGAAGATGCGTTCGTTAAACTTGGTGGAGACATAGTCCCAGACATTTATGTTCGTGCTGACATTGCTCAGTTCTATCAAACAATGCGTAGCCTTAAAGACCCCAAGCAGGCTGGTCGTGTCATCTCGTTCATGAAGGATTATACAAATACCTTCAAGACATGGGTAACTACAACACCTGGATTCCACTTACGAAATGTAATCAGCAACGCTTTCCAAATGATTGCTGCTGGTGGAGACCCTCGTTATTTGATGGAGGCTAGAAGCCTTTACAAAGAATGGAACGATTATCTTTCTAGTCTTTCAGACCCAAGATATTCAATTTCTGGATTTGCATCTCTTGGACCAACAGGCGCTGGATTAAGACCAGAAACTATTGTTGATGAATTCATAGTTAGAAGTGGTATGTCAAGGTCTGAGGCTAGTGCTTTTAGAGAAGCAATGCTTTCTTCTGGCGCAATAACGGAAGGCGACCTTGCTGATGTCTTCTCAACAGTTACTCCTGGCGCTGGTCGTACTGGATTTACTGGTAGAGAAATCAGAACAGATATCTCAGAGACACGCCAAAAAGTCTCTAGAGTTGCTGGCTGGTTGCCTGCATTTTCTCGTGCCTGGGGTGACAACATTGAAAAAGCAAACCGTTTTATGCTTACATACGATGGAATCAAGCAAGGTTATAGTCCGCAAGAAGCAGCAGCACGCACTGCAAGATTCTTGGTTGACTATGAAGACCTTTCCAAACTTGATGAAGTTGCAAAGCAAATCATTCCTTTCTGGATGTGGATGTCACGCAACATTCCAGTTCAGATAACAAACATGTATGCAAATCCTGGTGTTTACCAAAAGTACAACAACTTCAGACGAAACTTTGAAGATGAAGATGGTACTAATCCACTTCTTCCAGAATGGATGCAACAGTCAGGAGCATTCAAACTTCCAATTCCTGGACGCTTCTACGGAAGACCAGACTTTGGTTTCCCTGGAACTGGCTCACCATCACCTCTTGTTGAAGGTGTTTCAGACTTGTCTTCCATTATCCAAGGACTCAACCCAATGGTTAGAGTTGCACTTGAACAGGGTCTAGGTCTTCTGCCATCTGTTGAAGCACAGCAATTGCCAACTGGTATTCCATTTGAAAGCACTGGTGAGAGAGTAACTGATGTTGCAAAAGAACTGTTATCGCCAGCCAGTTGGTTGGGCAGAACAGCAGGAATAGTTCCTGGAGTTGCACAAAGCAATCTTCCTGGACCTCAATTCATTCAAGATATTCTTGGTGTATCTGGTGGTACCGTTCCATTTAAGGGAGAAGAATACCAAAAAGAAGGAAGTAAGACTGACGCATGGATTAATGCTCTCTCGTCATATTTGGGTATTCCGATTCGCCGTGTAGGTGCTAATGAAGAAAACCAAGCAAGGCGTGAAATTCTCAGAGCGTTAGAAGAATACTTAGACAAGTATGGAAAGTACAGCGGAAGATGAAAAAGTTAATAATAATATTATCATCAGCGATACTTCTAGCGTCATGCGGTTGGCAGGGTGGTTATCGCTACCCATGTCAAGACCCAGCAAATTGGGAAGCCGCAGAATGCAATCCACCAATATGTGAAGCATCAGGTACATGCACTAAAGATTTAGTAGGAGACACAATACCATGAGAAATAAAGAAAAGCGTTACACAGGAGAAGAGTTACACGCTCGTCTCATCTTTGGAGTAGGTGTTACTCTGGCATTCATCTTTGCAGTATCAGTATTAGCAATGGTCTATGCGCTTGTGTTTGTAACACAGCCGATTGGCGCTCAAGCACCCAATGATAAAGAATTTATTGACCTATTAAAAACCATAACAGTCTTCCTGACAGGCTCACTTGGTGGCATTGTTGCTGCTAACGGCATGAAGGGTAAGAAGTCTGAGGATAAGAACAACAACGGTATCCCAGACCATTTAGAAGGGGATGAGGCTTCCTCAGCGAAGCCCTAGGACTTCCGTCCTCTTGCCAACCTACTGATAGGAGAGATTATTGCGTAGATTTCTATTGTCTTTTTTCATATTGACTATCTTCATCCTCCCAGCCCAAGGAGTAAAAGCGGACCCCGTAGGTCCAAGGGTTAAGTATCAAGGCGTACTGCCTGATGCTTTTTATGATGCACTTGCTCAATGTGAAACTGGAGGCAATTGGAATCATTCAACCAAGTCATACACAGGTGGACTAGGAATCTACCGTGGAACATGGCGATGGTTTAGCACATCACGCAGTGCGACTGGCAAGACGGCACGCCAGCAGGTTGAAATAGCAGACCGCATAGCATTCAAAGGACACCATGAAAATGGAACATTTAGAAAGCCAGTAGGAGTCTTTGGATGGGGCTGCGT